GATTCCTCCATACTACTAAGGGATCTCTTAAGAAACCGCGAGATTTCCAGGAGGTTTTCCTTGAATACTGGCATTGAGTTTTGTACTGACTTTGGAGGGAACCACAGGATCAGGTCGTGTATATCGCGCTCGTTCTTCCTTTAACTTCGCGGAAGAATTCTTCCACAGGTTCCAGATATCTGCCACGGTCGTCATCGGAACCGATAAAAAGGGAATGGGAATACAGTGCATCCCATTCGCTAACGCATTCTCCACATTGGCAATGGAAGGCGCGACCAGAGGCGTCTTACTGGTGGCAATGTACCAATTAATACGGGAATTGGAGACATAGTTCTCCGTGGTTCCAATGAGATCTTCAAGTCCCACTGTTCGTGTAGGAAGATCGTCGCCATAGATAAAATTGGCATAGGATGCAAGGGAATTCTCTTCATCTTGCACGATATCAAAGTCAGTAAAGATAATGATTTTATTACTGAAGGCTCCCAGAGGAACTTGGGTCAAGAGCATCTGTTGCTGCTCTTTCGTTCCTCCTACACACGATCCGAGAGATCCGTAGGTGGTTAGCCGGTATGGATCCAGAGGCTTCAATGCTTTAACAATCTTCTTCATAAACGTCACATAGTTTATCTTTGATCGGTCGATGTCAGAGATATGATCTTCAATATAAAGGATGATGGGATCCGTATTGAGTCCTTGACCAGCGACGGATTTGTTTGCAATCAAGGCCTCGATAAATACATCGAGTGTAATTCCGTTCTTACTGATGATGATATCTGAGGTATCACGGGACACCAGAGCGGGATCTTTGGAATTTGGCCAGGTGGGAGGTTCTTTGGAGGAAGAGAGGTAGGTGGAGAGAGGAAGGACGAAGGAACGGATTCCTGCGCGAAAGGCGAATTGTAAATAGACGTTCGCATCAAAGAGTTGTTCAGGAGGACCCAAATATCCTCCCAAATAACCTGTAAGAGGACAGATGTTGACCAGGAAGGATTGGTTATCAGGAAGAATGGGCATCGTGGTGGTTTGTGTAAAAAAGGTTGGGGATGCTTTCAGGCCTGCAGATCCAGTACGTACAGCGACGAGTTCTGCTTCAATACGGGATTGTATCGCTGATCCCGAAGCAAAGCCTTCCACATCAATACGGTAGAAGTAACTGAAGATATAGACGGCGAATAAGAGGATCAGCGTATACAGGACAAATGATTCAAGGAACTCGTCCATCTAACACATGGCACGAAACGCTGAGAGAGAAGATGTTTGAATTCCGTATTTCGCTGCAGTACGGAGTTTGGCTGAATCAGCTGCCCCGTCGGCATGGACGACGAGCTGGGTAGATTTTGTCAAGTTGTCAGTCATCTCCCATCCGGAACGTGTCATTGCTTCGAGGAGACTCGCATCAGGACGGACACCGGTGAAGACGACGGGCTTGCCTTTGGCCTTGGGGGCGGGCGCTGCTGCCGCCACCTCCTCCGTGCACCCAGGCTTCACGCTCTCACACCATGCCAGTACCGCTGGCAAAGATGCCAAGAGTACCGTGAAGGACTCCTGACTCCATCCCTCTGGCGCCGCTGCCGCTGACCATCGTCGGGGTGAGCCGAGCGCAAAGAGCGGACGTAATTTGCGCTCTCCCGTCCCTCGTGGAAGTAAATTGCTGGCAATGAAGAGGGTCGCCAGACTCGTCCCGCTGATCTTCTTGAGCTGTTCCCTCACCGTCACCCCCCGTCCAGGACCCAACACCCCCTTTAACACAGCATCACTCGCCCCTAGCAATTGAGGAAGACCTGAAATACCTGCTTTGACTAAGGCCGTCGCCAAACTTGGTCCCACTCCATCAATCTCCAGCGTCTGAAGAGCATGGAGAAGCGTCTTTTGCGCCATCGATTCACCGCCCTCACCGTCCTTGGTGCGCAAAGCATGCACATGATTCGCGTCCCAGTTCCAGGATCCTGCGGGAGGCATATCGGCTCCTGTGGGAGAAGGACTGAGCACGGAATGCAAGGTAGGAATCACCTCGCCGCTGTACTGAACAGAAATCTTCGCCCCCTTCCCAATTCCCCCCTCTTCAATCGTCTTTGCGCTGTGGCCGCTGATCCATTGGATATGAGATCCTGTGATCACGATCGGCTCAATTTCAATGCGAGGAATCCAAGATCCCAGCCGGCTCACATTCCATTCAATGGAGACTACGGTGGTATCCTTTCGATGGAGAGAGACTTTAAAAGCTGCTGCATCGGAAGGATTCTTGGCTTCGCCGGCTGCCTCCACAGGCACGGTATCCGTTCCAATGACAATGCCATCCACGGGATACATCCCCTCTTTTGCTGTCATGAGTCGATCGTACAAGGTCTGGTCAGTTAAAGGAGGAAGTGGGAGGCGTTCCCAGGCAGGAGTGCGAAACCCCTTTGACTCTAACCAGGTGAGCTGCTGGGATCTGGTCATTCCCTTTGGCTGAATGACTTGATAGGCGACGAAATGGACGGCCTTGAGCTCTGGAACGGGGGAATCAATGGCGCGGTGTACCCATCCATTGACGAGCGAACGGCCAATAGATCCTTCGGGCACATTGGCTTTGGGGAGAACCAGTTCTCCGCGGACAATACAGTCGAGGGGGGGAATGGGCACGTGCTTGAGCACTGGAGTGACATCAACCCCGAGAATGCCGTTACCGCGAAGATAGAGTGTTTTTCCACAGAAGAGTCCAGACAATCCGTCCAGCTTTTCACTCACGACACAGAAGTCGCCGCGCCGTTTCTTCCATCGATCAAAATCGCCCATGTGCAGTTTATCGAGGGAGGCGAGAGGGATGGGAAGACGCGTGCCTGTGGCGGGAGTAGCGCCAACAGCCGTCAAGAGAGGATGCGAAGGCGCCGCTGCGCGCAACTGTTCAATTAGGGCATCATAGTCATCATCCGTCATTATGGGGGTATCAGTATTATAATACGCCCACATGGCTTCTTGGATACGTCTCGCTAAGGCTTCCATGGACAGGATTCGGCGGGGGAAAGGATATTCATTTTTTAGAGCTAAAGGTGAATATCTTCCCTTTAACAGGATCTTGCAAGCTCTTCGGCTCCCTATTTATTCATATAGGACTCCATAGCCAGATTATAAGCGTCTAAATGGTCATCCATGGCTGACTGCTTCGGCTTTTCCTTTTTCGTCTTTGGGGTATGGAGCATATTGGGTTTGAGTTGGGCATTCATTGGGAGGGCTTTAAAGGCGAGAACTTCCTGGAAAAAGCCTGCCACTTGTGTGACAGCACGACTTAAGCGGGTGGGATCTTGGGTGAGAGGAGGAGCGGCGGGGACTTTCCATCGAGGCACTTCAGAGCAGATGGTGACCATAAGAACCAGAATATCTTTTTTATGAGAACCGGCTCGTTTATCGCTTTTCCAGAGACGGGCGAGTTCAGAGATTTCTTCATGCATACGTACCAATTGTTTCTCAGCGAGTTCTTTATAGATCGTGATGAGAAGGGAAAGGAAATAGAGACCGACATCAGTCCGTTGAGCAGTCGATCCCACCATGAGCCGTTCTTTTTTCGTGAGCCCAGTACCTTTCGTTTCTTTTCGTATACGAGCATCTTCATCATATGCCCATCGAATCCAGAAGAGAGCTTTTTCTGTTAATCCATCTTGGATGGCTTTACAGAGTTCATTGGAGACTAAGTATAAGGGAGTACTATCTTCGGATGACCAGACGGTGCGGGTAGCTTTCGTTTCTGGGGAAGCGGCTACTCCACGTAGCCAGCCGGGTTTCTTGGTTGATTCATCCACTTTTGGCCAGGCCATATTGGGCTTTTTCGGACAGAGTTGGAGAAGAAAGACAGTTTCCCCTATGGCAGATTGAACATCAGCATTAGCGAAAAATCCTTCTTGAGGAAGGACGGCGAGTTTTTGATCAAGACGGTTGACCATATCGCGAATATAGACAAAGATGCGTGGATTTCCTAATCCGACCCGTTTGATAGCATAGGTATAGACGGATCGGATCCAGATATCGATGCCGCCGCTACAGACCAGATCGGCGGCGAAATGGATGGCTTTGGCACTGGCAGCTGATCCTGTTTCGGATAAGGCGACGAGATAGGCATGGAAGGCGTCAGGGACGAGATATCCACACCGAGTGCGAGGCCGAATATCTTCGTCTGGTTCGAAGATATTTGTCTCGATAGGGGCTCTGTGTACCATCATTCTAAACACATTGATAAAAATCTAGAGGGGTTTTACCTCAGGTTGCTACGCTTATGGGTACTCCTACGCTTCTGGGTACTCTTACCTTTCTGGGTACTCTTACCTTTCTGCTTACGTTTCTGGGTACGTCTCCCTCCTCGCTGCACCGCTTCTAATGCACCGCTCAATACAGTTTTATCTCCAAGATATTCATAAACGGTTTCCAAGATATCTCTTCGTTTTCCTTTATCACTGAATGGATTTATACCAGGAATAGGGGTTTGTATCTTGGTCGCAAACTCTTCAGGAGTAGAGTTTGCTAAGGAAAAGATATACTTTAACACAGGTTTATGCACGTCATTTAATGCACCCTTCAATTCCCGTGCACTTTTATTCGCATACTGTCTAAGATAGGCAAGTAATCCAGTATTTACTTCAGATGGGGTTTGCTCTAAATAAGATTTTAGAGAACTTAATGCAGTATAAAGTGTCATAGAGGTTGTATTGTTTCCATTGATCGCATTAATCACGGTGGGTATATTCGGTCTTACATTTACAGGGGTATTATTCACAGGTGCATTTACCCAGCTGTTATTTGTAGGTGAAGTTCTATTCACCCTGGCTTCATTTGCAGGAGCAGGAGCAGGAGCAGGAGCATTCTGTCTAGCATGTACCTTTTGAAGTAGATCATCATATTTCTCCGCTGTGACCCTTGGTAATTTAGTTAAATCTTCACGTCTCGTTAAGATTATAGTATCCATCAGGGCATAAATCTGCTTATTTTCTTCTTCTGTTCCTGTATATGCTTGTTTAAACTGGGGAGTAAGATTGGATATAACAATATGTGCAATATATACTGGGATTGCTACATCTCCTCCAGATAAATTAAATCTTTCTTTAACTAATCCTGATATAACTATGTCTAAGGGGGTTAATGAATTTTTTTTATAACGTAAATAAGATGTTATATTTTTGGGGTCTAAAAACTTATCTATAATATGATTAATCAGTTCAGAATCTTCTTCCTTAAATAAATAGTAGTCACATTTAGCACTTCTACCATAATTGTTTATTATTTTCTTTTCCATACAAAATTCATATAGACATCTTGATGCTAAATTATCTAGTTCTTTTCCTTTTATGAGGTTTGACCTTGCTTCAATTAATTCATATATTTTTTTATTAACTGTACCCTTAGGATATGCATTCCCGTTCCCAGCATTCCCGTTCCTAAGATTCTCAAGCGCTAAAGGAGCATTCCCAAGCGCTAAAGGACTCCCAGAAGCATTCTCAAGCGCTAAAGGACTCTCAATCGCTAAAGGACTCCCAGCGGCTCCAAGCGCTAAAGGACTCTCAAGCGCTAAAGGACTGCCAGGAGCATTCTCAATTGCTAAAGGACTGCCATGAGCATTCCCAAGCGCTAAAGGACTCCCAGCGGCTCCAAGCGCTAAAGGACTCCCAGAAGCATTCCCAGCGGCAGAACGGTTTATTTGAGTAACTAAATTCATAACGACAAAGACTCGTGGGATCTGAGTATCAGATATTTGGTTTAATACATCAGCAGTAAAAAAGCCACTCAGGTACTCTCGTAAATAACGAATATCTGCAGGATCAACTTGTATAGGAATATTCCTTGGCATTCCTGCGAGAGCATTTGTTATGTTAACAGTTGAATTCTGAATGAGTACTGGATTTTGTAATACGGTATCAAGTTTACTCAATAGTTCTACCTGTTGTGGAACAGTTAAGTTTCTTCTTTGGAAGGATTGAAGTAAGGATAAGAATGCTTCACTGTTAAGCTGTGGAATCACCGCGGTTCCAAGTGCAACAAGCGCATCTTTGGTAGGTTTTTTTAGAGCTAAGGTGGATATGGTTGTATTTGCAGACTTGACTGCTTCAGATACGACTATACTATTCGGTTGAGATGGGAGTGTACCAGATCCGAGTGTACTATTCGGTGGAGATGCGAGGGCACCAGATCCATTATTTGGATGTTCAACCGCTTGAGGAGCAGGAGGAGAATTAAGTGTGCTAAGAGTACCGTTAGGATTAAAAGAAGCCTTGGCAATAGCAGCAGACTGATCTGTAGTAAAATTCACTTTCTCCCCAAAAGCCTGAGAAGCAGCATTAGGAACAGGAGAAGTCCCCCCACGAGTAAATCTACGAGTGATATGTGTTTGTGTTGAAGTTTTGAATTCGTTAGAAGGCTTTTTTAGATTTAGATCAGTCGGAGTATCGAATAGAATGTTTATAATTTCATTAAATATCTTCTCTATCATACCTTCTTTCCTTGAATTATTTGCATTAGACTGATCTAATAGTTCTTTCAGTTTCCCTTTTATAAGGGGCTTTTTGTCAGCATCGATCATATCTTTATTTTGTTCGAGTATTTCAAGGATTAACTCGACATTGTCATATATACTCTCCATCTATTCTATACGCCTAGTTTTTTCTCTTTTTCTGTTTCTTCGTTCGGTTTATTCTACGATTTCGCTTGGAAAGTCTTCTACCACCTAATGCATTATATAATGTTCGTGTCCTATTAAATATAGTATTTGCACGAGATCTACCGCCACCACCAGTCAACCCACCAGTTGACGCACCACCTCCCAGTGACGCACCCCCAGCACTAGCATTAGCAGCGTGTAATGTCGTTAACAATCCAGCTAAATTCACAATCGCGGTTGTTGCTCGATTATCCATATCAAGGCCAACATCTCTTAAGGAACTCTTAATATTTCCAATTAATGTGTTTACTGCTTGATTAATTGCAGCCAACTGATCTTGGCTGATCGGATTACCAGCGCTGACACTGGCAGTTAAGTCTCGAAGACGGGTTTGTGCTCCTTCTGCTTGTAGAACTAAGTTATCGATTCTGTTTTTTATACCTAATATCATCTGTTGAATCGAGTTGCGTTTGATGCTCGGTGAATGATTATTTCCACTGTGTTCCAGTTTTATTCCTTCTATGATTTCATCCGCAGTAATTCCGCCACGAGTTGCATTGACAGGCACAAAGCCAGAAGGAATTGCACTAGGAGAATTAGAACCCTGTCCTTCAAGAGAATTTATAGAAGCTGTAGGAGAATTCTGTCCTTCAAGAGAATTCGCATTAGAAACTGTAAAAGAAGCTGTAGGAGAAGGAGCTGCAGAACTTGATTGAGAATTAGTTGGTGTTAAACTAAGGCGAGAGGGAGGAGAAAGCGGACCAGACCTCAAAGAGGAATATAAGGAAGGTGTGATCCCCCCTAGAACTTGAGATAAACCTGTACTGGTAGCAAGCTCTTCATGAGGAGTACGTCGTTGCGCACCCCTAGGAGCAGAAGAAGATCCAGCGACAACAGGTGTATCTACAGGCTGAGGACCAGAACTAGCAGTAGAAGCCCCTTTCCTAGTTAGAAGACTTCTCGCTCTATTTCTAGCAGTCGCAGCAGCAGTAGGAGCAACAGCAGTAGTAGGAGCAGCAGTAGCAGGAGCAGCAACAGTAGCCGCAAGAGGAGCAGCAGCAACAGTAGTAGTAGGAGCAGCAGCAACAGTAGCAAGAGCCGCATTCGAAAGTCGTGCATTCGTATTTTTAACCGTGTTTGCTATTCCTCTTGAGGTACGTTTTACTAGTTGACTATATAAAGTACGTCGTGCGGTGTCTCCTAAGTCTACTGGCTGTCCTGCCATTAACTTAATTGTTGTCTGATATGGTAGAGTGTTCAATGTATTAATATATCCTTCATTTATTAAACGAATTATATTGTCAAAGTCTCCTTTAGGAATGCTATCGAAGCTATCGCTATTATCAATCTTTTGCAATAATTCTTTTGCCCTTTTTCTTTTCCCTGCATCAGTTGGTGTTTTTTCAATCAGTCTATTGTCAACAGTTTTAGGTTGAGGAGGATTTATAAGCTTTGCCTTCATCGCCTTTTCTTTTCCTGCAGTTGTAAGCGTGAATCCTACCTTTAAGTGATCAACCAATTGGGTCAGTTCTTCTTTTGTTAATGCATCAGCACTTCCAAAAAGTTTCTTATAGAATGTATATGTGATATTCTCTGGAAACGAGAGATATCCTAAGCGAGTATAGCGTATGAGCTTATTTGCTTCTGTCCCAGGGGTTGTATAGGGAGCAGGATTTGTATTGATATCACTTACGACGCTAAGAGCTTGTGCAGCCTCACCCTCAAGAGGTACATTTGGAGCTCGAGGGGGAAATGCTCGTCGATATGCTGCGCTTGCTGCAGATGTTAAACCAGATCCAACCGCTCCTGCTGCAGATGTTAAACCAGATCCAACCGCTCCTGCTGCTCCTGCTAAAGTTGCTCCTGCTCGTCTAGTTAAATTTCTTACAGGTATACCAAGCGGAGGAGAGGGAGCATTTTTCTTATTCATATATGTTCTCTTAGTTCCACTAAGTCTTTTGTTCGTATTTGTAACATTTAGTGGAGTTGCGAACAAGCCTTTTGTTTGTTTTAATGAATTAAATAAAAGCGTCATCTCTTTACCATCTAGACGAGGATTATCATTCATTAATTTATATACTAATGTATAAGGTAAACTTGAACTAATTTTAATATACCCTTTATTTATTAAGTCTATTAAGCGGAATCCTTCATCCTTTGTTAATTTTCCAAAAGATTTACTTTCGATCGTCTTCAAGATGCCTTTTGCCGATTCTTTTTCAGATAGATTTGATGTATCTTTAGGAGGAAAATTCTGTAATTCTTGTGGGATACCATCACCTAGACGAGGATCAGTATTTGTAACCTTACCTCCAAATCTCCGTATCTTCAATCCTTTAACAAGTACATCTTTTCCATCTTTATCTATATCCATTTGTGTTCCATCTGGTCGTTTTCCAAGTAAAGCTGCATATAAGTAATATGGTGTACTATCTGAAAATCGTAGATATCCATCACGAATTAATTGTATAAAACGATCAGAGTCATCACCATCCTGTATATAGGTAGATCCTCTTCCACCATCAATGTATTGTAGAATAAGTTTAGCCTGTTGTCTCTGATCAACTGCAGCCATTCTACTCTAGTCCAAGATTATTCATCATCCATCGCCTCCTTCAGCCGCTTCACTAAGGGCACCACCGCCCGCTCCCAAGTATACTCGAGAACTTTCGCGCGGGCGGCTTCCCCGTGCTTCTTCCGTAAATCCGCATCCAGATACTTCTCCATACCCAAAAACAAATCGTGAGCATCAATACAATTCACTTCACCCCCCACAGGAGAATAGACTGTCGGGAGATAATAGCGAAACTTGGGTTCTACCAGGACAGAATTATCTTCCTTACAGAACTCCTTGAATCCTCCCACATTTGGCACGACCTGAGGCACCCCCACTCCCATCCCCTCGAAATTGCACAAGCCCCACCCCTCGCCTTCCGCGGAATTCACCCCCACATCCGCGATATTGTAGAACTTATTGATCGCCTCGTCCGTGAAGGTCATATCCTGGGAGGTCAGCATCAACCTGTTCATGTAGCGATCCACCCCCACGCCACGCAGCTGCAACTCTCTCCTGTAAATATCAAACAGCCACCACCCGCCCTTATCGCCCTTGTCGCAAATACACAGCAGGCAGATATTCTGATTGGGGTAAGCCACAATGAGTTCCACGAACGCCATCACGAGTAAATCGTACCTCTTCCTGGGCTGGTTCCTATTCACGTTCAGAAACAGGAACGCATCCTCAGGAATCTGCATCTCCTTGCGACACTGCATCTTATCAAGAGGCATGTAGGTCTCAGAATCGAATCCGTGCAGAAGAACATCCACAGGACGATTAATGCCCTGATCCTTGAGACACTTCTTCCAGAAGGGAGTGAAGGCAAAAATGCGCTCGGCCTTCAGATTCAGCATATCAATGAACATCTGGTTCTGGCACGTGTAGACCTGGTCGCAATAAATCCACAGCTTGAAGGTCTTAGGCAGCCCAGCCTTGTCAATCTCTCCAATGAACTTACTGACCACGGACATATCATTGTAAATCATCACCACATCAGGACTCAGCTTGCGAATCACGTCGGGTAAGACGGTGAATCCGAATCCCTGCTCAAAAGGTCTCTCGAGAGACGCCGCATCAATGACGCGCACATTGGATGGATAGCTACGGTATCCGTTCTCGAACTGCTGATTAGGAAACCTCTGGAAACCGAAATGCGTCACGGCTAACCAAGGATTCTTCGCCAGTTCCTTCAAGATCCCCCAGGAAACCTTACTGTAACCTGTATACTGCTGACAGTGTGTTGACACGAGAAGTAGCTTCAGCTTCTTCTCCTTGGCATTAATTGACACCGTTGTGGAAGTTTCCATTATATCTATACTAATATCTTACGCCTTAGACCTGTAGCGTGTTCTGGACTTCGGTCATCGCCCATTTCTTCAGGGCAGTCCATCCATCCAAGACGGTTCGTCGATATTCGGCAAAGAGTTGAGGACGTTCCCTCAATCCATATAAGATCCGAGCAGCAGACGGCCAGTCGGCGGCAGTAGCCAGAGGAATCCAGATCTTGAGATAGGCTAAAAAGGCTTCAGACCCAGGTTCTTCCACCAAAATGGGGACAGCACCTGCTTCTAAGGCTTCATAGATGCGAAAGGTTTCATATTCCACTCCCCCAGGACAAGGCACACACCAACTTCTCTGTAACGAATCCACGACTTCCTCCTTCCCACATTTGGTTGGACTATTCCATCCGTCTTGAAAGACACACTTGTTTGGTAAGCCCTTGAATGGATGTAACTTATCACGCCTCCCTAAATGATCTGCGCCGATAAATGACCATGCCAAGTCCCGATTCTTTGATGACCTGGGCAATGCCCAATGGTACCCTAAAGGAATCGTAAGCACCTTGGCACGCTGAGGTAGATCCTTGCGCAGATAATTGCGCACGACCCCCTTGCATGCAGGCCACTCATAAATATCAATAGGGTCGAGCCCTCTCTCATCACTCACATGGAGTAAGGTAAAGGCAGGCCACGTGCGAAGTTCTTCTTTGATCTTTTCGCAAAAGGGACGTTGATAAATAACAATCGGAATTTCAGTGCGGATCTCATCAATCGGTTTGCCGAGAAGCAGTTCAAGCCAATCGCGTTCAAAGAGATCCAGGGTCTGATAAAACACGGGGAACAGTTCCTTTTTAGCAGGTGCAGCTGCATGTGCAGCAACAGACACGGACACGGATGCAGGTGCTGCTACAGGTGGAACAAGCAGCGCATCCTTTAACGCCTGATCAATGCCCCCACCAGCTGTAACCCCCGCTACCTCCTTCTCGGTAAACACATCGTCATTCCTCAGATCGCTATCATATTCCTCCTTCCCAAACGTATTGAAATCGCTCGCCGTATACTTGGGATCAGAATCCTGATAACATCCCATCATCAAAGCATGGGTAAAATAAAGATTGAGTTCCGCATGAGAATTACAAAGTAAATGATCCGCTGGAGCCCAACATCCTCGTTCCTCCAGCATGTTCAGTAACTTCTCTGCCCCAGATCGGCGAAGGATATAGGAATAGGCACAGAAATGAAAATAGCGAGACGGCTCCTGGCTAAACAAGGTATTCTCTTTTACACGGGCAATACAATCATTCACAGGCTCAACAATGGACTTAAACCCCTCGCGATTGGGGGGAAGCACACCTCCTATATAGAGCACATCCCAATCCTCTGGCATCTTGGTATGGATATGATTCAGCATAGGTAAACATTGAGGATGAATCTCAACATCATCTTCTAAAATCAAATAGGTATCAATCTCTGGCTTATCGTTGACCAATTTCTTCCACAAGGAAATATGGCTCAGGGCACATCCCATGACCCCCTTCCTCCATCCTAAAGGCGCAAACATCGCTTTCAGTGCAGGAGTTAACCTGAGGGTTCGTCCATCAATGGCAGGAAAACGAACAGCCTTGTCGAGAATGGTACGAGGAAGCCGGTTCATCCGATCTGGGCGTCGATCTAAATTAATAATCCACGTGGAATGAATTCCTTCCGCAAGAAAGGTATTCTTGAGGTACAGTCCACGATGGGCGTATAAGGACAGCCCTCTCATAAAGGTATGCCTCAGACTGGTATGGCAATACACCTTGTCTAAGGGGTACCGAGGAAGTCCCTGGCGATAGGATAAGACAGATAAGATACTCTGGTCATGACGATGCCCGAAGGGCATTTTATTCGCATCCGTTCCTGTCCATTTCTTCCCTACGATAATATCTGGATTCTGGCCAAGTAGCCATGCTTCATCAAAGATCTTCGCGGCACGCTCAGACCCTGCAGTAAACACAATCGCCCCTGCCCAGATTTGTTTGGATTTCCGTTCGGCTTCTGTTAGAGCCATCACCTTGGCGGACAGTTCACTGCACATATGCTCGTTATCATGAATATCCTCCAAGAAACACAGGTCGCCCTGAGCTAACCATTCACGTGGCCATCTGCAGAAAAAGACGCCGACGTCCATATAGATCACGCGCCATCCTTTAGGAGCTGTAGAATTCTTCAGCAACCAGAGTTTCCATAAGAAATGTTGAGGATTCCAGCATCCAGGGAAAGATTCCTCCTTGGGAAGAGTGAATACACTAACACCTGAAGGGATTTTCTTGGTATCTTCCTCGCGAACATCGTGTAAGAGATACACGTGCAGTTGAAGATTCGGCAAGGTGGTACGTTGTGCCATGAGGGGGGGAATCCAGTACTTCACTAAGATATCAATGTACGCACGACTACAGCCCGTCATAAAGACAGTGTTTCCGAGAGGTTGTGTCTCGACTACTGCTCGAGTAGAAGGAGCTTCAACAGTAGAAGTCAAAACAGTAGGTTCAACCGCGGTAGAAGCCACTTCCATGATAGCCTGAGCCACGCTATGGAGTAAGCCAAAGACTTCCTCGCGTTTCGCCTCAGTCATGACAGGAATGCTGGCCTTCTTGAGCCACAGATCATGGTTCTCATCCACCTCTTTAACACGAGCCACTAACTCTTCATCGCTCAATCCCCTTGCATCGATGCACCCTTCCATATCAAAATCCGTCTCAACATCAGGAGCCCCCCAATAAATGGGCACACACCCAGCCACCTTGGCATGAAACAGTTTCTCTGTGACATAGCCTGGAGAGGCTGCATTTTCATACGCCAGACAAAAGCGGTACTCCTTGAGAAACTCGACCTTCCTCTTTTCTCCTCCCCCTCCTCCTGCTCCTGCAAACAGGCCGTCACCTAACGTATTATATAAGCGCCCCGCAGAATCAACTTCCTTATATTTACATAAGGTGTGAAAGGCATTGTT